CTCCGACAATTGCTCACGGCGGCCAGTTCCTGCTGCGTGGCGGAGAAACCTTCACCGCTAGTCCGGGCAGCCAGATAACCCTTCAGGCTTTTGAATCCGGTTCCGGTACATGTACATGGATTGAGCAGAGTCGTTATCAGGCATAAGTCATATTCTTATTTTAGTGAGGTTTCATTATTTCAGGAAAGCGGGGCTTCGGTTCCGCTTTTTTTTATTATTCAAATACACGAAAAGTTTGCTAGTAACAAACTTTTTCGTATATTTGCAGTGTCATAACAAACGCGGGTGACGTCCGCATAAGTTCTTTTAATTATGGAACAATTGTTCAAGGCTATCCAGGAGATAGCAAGACAGAACCCGGAAGGGTTCACGGTTGACCTTACAACCTTAAAAAAGGTCACAAAAGGCATCTCAGTCGCTTATCTTGAAACTCAGGATAGTTTCGGGGAAGATGGTCTGAGAAGAGTTCTTAACCATGCTTTAGAGCACGAAAGGAAAGTCGGCGGATGGCTGAATGAAGAAAACGGACAGTTTTATTTCGACAGCATCCGGATTTTCACAGATCTGGAAGCAGCCAAGCGCTTCGGACGTGAAAACAGGCAGATCGCGATTTTCGACCTGACGCATTTAAGACTTGTCAAATTGTGACGGGAAGGGCTTCGGCCCTTCCTTTTACAGATTAAAAACAAATATTCCGATAATCAATCGTAAATTGATGCAGTATGAAAAATTTGGATTTACTTCCTCTTTCTCCAGAGGTTAAAAAGAGACTTGATGAGTTTGCCAGACAGTATGCACGTATGGCGCATATTGTAATTGAAATTGTTTCCTTCTCCGAAAGCCGTCTGATTGTCCGTGCGGAGCAGAAGGATCTGGTGAATGGACAGTTCCTTTCCAAAAAGGAACTTCACGAGCGTGTCCGGGAAATGTTTAAAGGTGAGATTCCGGAAGACTGGAAACTGACAGTTTCCGCTGTTAATTTTGACCGCAAGGATATTGACGGCATTACTGTCGAATGGGTCAAGAAACGTATGGAAAAATTAGGGCTGAAGGCCAAGCACCTGAGTAATTATACCGGGATTGACAAATGTACGGTATCGTCCATACTTTCCGGAGACAAGGAGCTGACCAAATGGCATAAGGTGGCATTGTATTATTTCTTCAAGTATTACGAGGTGGCGCAGTTTTGATCAGATGCGGCAATATAGTATTAACAGTGTTCACCACATCCATGGGGAACTGAAAGAGGAGTTGGACAGATTCAATCATGCGCTGCAAGACATTTCTCAAAAAATAGGTTCACTCAGACTTTCTTATTGAAAGCTGTTTTTATTCGACCTGTCTTTTGCCCGGCAATTGCCGGGCTTTTTCTTTGTATGGTACATTGTAAATTTTATCGTATGAAAGAAAAAATTATTGCTTATCTGAGCGGTCCCCGTCCGTATCGTGAGGGGATTGCTTTGTACGAGGAGTACGGGCTTAATCTGATGCTGAAAGCCACTTTCCGGCGGAATACCGAAACAGACCTGCTTCGTGCCACCTTGATGGAGGAACTGCGCAAGCTTGCCGGAATTTCGGAAACGGCTTTCAGAACAATGCAACGGAAGGCAGTGGACTCTCCCCACATATCTTCAGCTTCTATAGTGGTGGAAGAGATCAAGGCTGAGAAAACCGCAGTGAATGTTCCTGTCACCCCGGTTGTGGAAAATGTGATCCGTTTCCGTGACCGTTTCCCCTTCCTCAACTCTCCGGATTGTCCGGATGTACTGAAAATACTGGTTGCCGATATGTTCACGGCCTATGACCTTTATCTAAAAACTTTCAGGGAACTGGGGGAACTGCCGGATGACGTTGAGCTGGAACAGGCGTTTGCCATAGCCAAAACAACTGTGGAGAATTACCTGGAGGACCGGAGTATCTGGGAGGAGTTGGAATATTACCGTGACAATCATGTGCTGCTAGGAAAACATCCCCGTATTGCCGTCTATCTAACTTCTGACGAGCTTTCCAACAAAAGTGATCTTGAGGTGATGAATATCCGTAAGAATGCGGCCAGCAACGTGTCCAAATGGAAGAAGAAGCTTGAAACCGTTGAAGGTGAGGAGGAACGTGCGAAGGCATTGGCGGCAGTGGATAAATGGGAATCTATGAAATCGGCCGCCGAGAAGGAACTGGAAAACAGAAAAAAAAACTGATATTTCGGAAGGGGACGCTGGAGGACGGGATCAAATGGGCTACTCCTGAAAATGGAGCGTTTCTCCCACCCTTGTGACCGTGGCGAGTTTGCCCATTTACTGTCTGCAAAAAAATGCGAGTTGGCGTACCTAGAAGAATGTTTGAACAAATTATCTTATGAATGATATTCCCCCTGACAGCCTGGCTCTAACTAGAGAGCAAAAAAATGATGTTCGCCGCATGGCCTCTTTAGGTTATGCGCCGGAGGATATTGCCGCCTATCTTGGCCTTGACGCTTCTGAATGCTTTCTTTTTGTATATGACGCCGGTATTCCAGGAACCACCATTCGAGGGCTGATCCGTGAAGGCGTGCTTGTCTCACGGGCCGCTCCCGAGATAAAGCTGCACGAAGCAGCTGAGGACGGGAATATTGATGCCGTTAAGCTGCTAACGGAGATCCAGGAACGCCGTTTGTTTGAGAATCTGTTAAAAGATATGGATGAATATGAGTGAATTGCCGGTCAGACCTTCAAGAGTGGACTTTGAAAAGGTTGATCTGAATCAGATCCAGCGCATTCTTTCCACCGGAACGCTGGATTCTTTGCGTCCGGAAGAGAGGGAGTATTTCTCTCTAATGGAGATGGTACGTGGTCTGCGTGCCAGGATGCGTTTCACTAACGGCAGGATGGTGACAAAGGCAGGAATAATCAGGCTGCTGAAGTCGGAACCGTACAGCCTGTCCGACTGGATGGCCCGGCAGGTGTATAATGACAGCATCAATTTTTTCTATACCCAAGACAACATCCGTCCGGAGGCGTTTGCTGCCCTGTATGCCGAGCGTGCCGAGAAGTGGGCGGACGCCGCTTTCCTGGCCGGCAAGATCAAGGAGGCAAGGGCCTTGTTGAAACTTGCCGGTGAATACCGCAGATGCTTCAGGAAGGAACAGGCGGAGATACCGGAAGAGCTTCTAAACCAGAAAAAGGTTGATATCTATACGGCCAGCCGTGAGGATCTGGGCGTTCCCGCCATTGATAGAAAGGAACTGGAGGGTTTCATCGACTCGATACCGGAGATACCTATTGCTGTGCGTGATAATCTGAAAGAGGACGCACGGATAAGAAAGTTTGATTTGAAAAAACGTATGATTTATGATATCGAGGAATTTAGCGAAGAAGATAGCGAATGATGAGGATGTGGATGTAAAATTCAGCCATAATGTCCAGATGCTGACCGATTTCGTGGATACGACCATTCTGGTTGTCATAGCCGGGCGTGGTATGTCCAAGAGTACGGTCATACAGTCCAGACGTTCATACAGGTGTATCTGGGAAATGCCCGGTGCGCCTTTCGCTTTTGTCGCCAACACTTATGCCAATCTGAAGGATAACATCATGCCCGCCGTACAGAAGGGATGGGAAATGATGGGGCTGTACGAGGGGGTGCATTATATCCGTGGAAAGGAACCGCCAGCCTCCTGGAAGGCGAAATGCTCCATAATTGTCAATGATTACCGGAACTGCTATTCCTTCTGGAATGGCAGTGTTATTTTTATGGGTTCGCTGGATAACCCTTCACTGCTTGCCGGCAAATCGGTGGTCCATCTGTTTTATGACGAGTCAAAATATGACAAGGACGAGAAGGTGAACCGTGCCATGCCTGTTCTACGTGGCGATTCTCTCACTTACGGGGCATCGCATCTGTTTCTTGGTCTGACGATCACCACTGATATGCCGGATGTCAACGAGGGGGAATATGACTGGTATTTCCGTTATGCGCCCAATATGGATCCAGACCGTATAATTCTGATTGTACAGGCGGCTTTTGAACGGAACGGGCTGCTGTTGAAGCAACTGCGCGAGCAGAAGAAAGACAATCCCAGTCACTCCGTGCTGGCGCGTCTGGAAAGGAAAATAGATTATTATGATCGGGCCTTGCGCAAATTGCGCCGCGGACAAACCTTTTTTCTTAACGCATCCTCCCTGGTCAATGTTGATATCCTGACCCCAGAATATATACGAAACTTATATCAAGGTACTCTTGAACTGCATGAGTTCTGCAAGTCGGTGCTGGGTATGCGGCCCGGTCTCCGGCGTGATGTCCGCTTCTATGTATTATTCGGGCAAAGGCATAAGTATTATGACGGGAGTCCTGGAGGGGAGCCGGCGGAAAATAGTCGGGAGTTGCGCTATCTGCGGCATGACGAGCCTTTGGATGGCGGCATGGACTTCGGCAACATGCTTTCATTCGTGATTGGGCAGGAAGACGGAGCGTATTACCGATGCCACAAAAACTTTTTCGAGATACCTCCCGGATGGTTCCGTGAGCTGGCTGACCAGTTCTTGGATTTCTTTGCTTCACATGAATGTAAGGAACTGTCGTTGTATTATGACCGGGCCGGCAATAATTTTGAAAGACAGGGGGAGGATTATGCCAGGAAGATAAAGGATGCCATAGAGAAGGATGCCGATGGCCGGCGGACCGGATGGACCGTCATTCTGATGAGCCGCAGACAGAGTATCATCCCCCAGTCGGAGGAATACGGATTCATGCAGGAGTTGATGAAGGGAGAGAATGGGCAATTGCCCCGATTGCTGGTTGATGCGGTGAATTGCCGTGAAATGGTCAGCAGCGTTGAGAAAGCCCCAGCCGGCATCCGCTATAAGGGTGAAACCAAGGTGGTGTTCAAGATCAAGAAGAGTGAAAAGCTTGCCCCGAAGAAACTTCCCATGTTTTCTACCAATTTCAGTGACGCTTTCAAATACCTGATGATGCGCAGAAACTGGCGTCGCATTGTCCGTATTGCCCGTGGCAATAATGCAAATCCCTATATCCCCGGTTTTGAGGAGTGATTTCTGTCCGTACCAGGCATCCCGCCGTTTTTCTCTGTCATATTTCACGAAAATTGCCCGGGGCAATTGCCCCGGGACTTCTGAGCGGCCCGCATAGAGTCTGGATGTGTGACTTTAAAGATTTTGGTTTTACTTCATTATTAACTGAAAATAAACTGATTATGTAGATAAACAACAAAATGTAGAACTAAAAAATACCGTTTTCTACTTAGGATAATAAAGAAATTTATGAATAGATGCTAGGGTTTTAAATATTATCTGTACATTTGTGTTGCACGATTTATTATAAAATATTTCCTCTTTATGAAAGTGTAATCTATAAAATCAGGTTTCATGTAATGATGATAGGATATATTATAAGAGGATATTTAAATATGATAGTAATTAATATGTTGATTTTACTTTTTAAATGAAAAAACTGAAGGCTTTTATTAAAAAATATCATCTCTGGGTTATGGCTGTGGTATTATGCATACCAATATTATGCTATATTATTAATTTTGCTTCATATGGAGTTAGTGGCAATGTTTCTGATTGGGCTGCTTTTGGAGACTATATAGGTGGAGTATATTCAGTTGTGCTAACAATCGTTTTAGTGTATGTATCCTACTCACTTAATAAAAAAAGCGAAAAAGAGAAAGAAAAACTGAGGGCGATCCATGAAATATATTCTTCAATAGTAGTAATAAAATCGGAAGAAATGAATATAGATGATATTAATGGTTTGGTTAGATTAATTATAAGTAATCAGCTCTATATTAGGGCAAATGTATTTAATCATTTGATTTCATTTACTGATTATTGCAAGACTGTAATTGTAAATCGGAGTGCGATTGACATTGAGCGTGAAACGTCAATAAAGAATATGCTAATAGATTACTATAATGAATGAGACTAAATACATAGTACCAAAATCTTTAGATGCTAATAATATACTGGATTTTTTAAGAATGACCGAAGATGTTTTTAAAATGAAAGGTCAATTGATTCCTAATGTAATGTTTGATTTATCAAACGTGAATAGAACAAATATATTAGGGTTGTTGTTGATATATAAGTTTGTAGAATATACTTCAATAAATGATTGTTTTAAGAATCCACTTCTACAATATAATAATTATGTTGAAGAAGAGCTGAAAAAATATGGTTTTTGGGAATTACTACAAGCATATATGAATGAGAAAGATTTTAATTATAGAGATCTGGATTTTAAAGATGAAGGGCGCTTTTTTATAGCACCATTGGCATTGTTACGAGAAAAAAAATATAATATTGAAGAAAGTTTTTTACCCAAAATAGAAAATTATTATGCATATGATGAAAAAGTTGTTTCAATGGTATTGACATGTTTGGGTGAGGTTTTGCTTAATTTTTGGGAACATGCAGTAAATGATACAAAATCCATTATTGTTGCTGTTGGAAATAAGGACAAAGTAGAAATAGCCTGTGCTGATACAGGAAATGGTATTGTTTCTACATTGGCACCTGTTTTGAATTATAAAGGCCCAAAGGAGAATATATTGGGAAAAGCTTTGATAAAAGGTATTACTTCAAAAAAAATGACCAATCATATGGGATATGGTTTATGGATTTTAGATGAGATTGTAACTGCAACTCAAGGAAAACTTCATATATATTCAGAAGGAGCTTACATTTTTAATAATCATGGAAAAAAGATAAAAGGACTGTGCTCGTTTTGGCAAGGAACAATCATTTATTTATCTTTGCCATTAGCAAATCCAAAGACATTGTCGGATATAGCATCTGTGTATGATGATGATTCATTAACTGAAATAAAAATTAAATTTGAATAATGGAAACAGTTAATTTAAAAGAATTTGGCCCTATAATAAGTGATAGGGAGACCGGATTTAAAATTTATAATTTGATTAAGGCAAAAAATCCACATTCTACTATTGTGAATATAGATATGGATGGTATAAAATCGATGGCTACTTTTTGTGCTAAACAGATTTTTGGTAAATTGTATATAGATTTGACTCCTTCTGTGTTTTATAATAATATTAAGATTATTCGTGCTACAGAGGATGTTAAACTTATAATTAGACTAGGAATACAGAATGCTGTGGAGAATTTATAAAAATTTTGCCTAAGAGAATTGACAACTTTTTAGTAAAAAATGGGATGAGTAAGTTTTGCATTTGTTTTCTAATGTGTTTTGTTACAAAACTAGTAAAAAAATCCATTAGTAAATGTTGGGCTATTGAATATTATCATTATATTTGCAGAGTCAAACATCAAACTTGTTCGTCAAGTACGTAGAGCGCGGTTAATGCTCATATTTTAATGGGCTTTTTTTATGCCTATACAGAACCATTTTCGTAAAGTCACGAAAATGATAATACATATAAAGGATATTGTAGAAGTCGCAACTTGTTGTGCAAAGTCTACGGCTGCCTTTCCCAAAACTTAATTGCTCTACGGAGTGACACGGTTTGATGTTTGACGACACGGGAGATGGCAGCCGTTCTTTTTCTGCCTAAAATGTCAAACATCAAACCGTATGAAACAAACAGTTTCAATGGCTCACCCGATAAATCAGGGGGAAAATTCTTTAATTCTATAGAAAATTTGCACCTTTGTACCATGAACAATCAAG